CGAGCGTGTTCCGGTACTGCTGCGGCGTCACGAGCGGGTTCTGCGGCCCCATCGTCTGCAGGATCTGCTCCTGCTTCTGGGCGATGGAGGTCAGCACAGAGACCTGCTGCTCCTCGGTGCCGCCGCCCAAGGCGACGTCCACCTCGACGTCCATGTCGGCGTTCCAGGACCGCGGGTCAATCGGCACCCATTGATTGCGAAGGCGCACCACCCGCGCTCGGTCCTGATTTTCTACGACGAGCTTGAGAATGCCCTTGAACAGGGCGCGCATCCCGGTTTCGGAGAAAATCCGGGCGATCAGCTCAAGGTGCTGCTGCGCTGCGCTTACCGTCGCGGCTACCGCCGCGCGGGTGGTGCTCTGGAGTGCGTCGGCGTCGAGGCCCATCGAGGCCTTGCTCATGCCGGTGCGGGTCTCGCGTACCTCGTCGAGGTAGCCCAGCATCGGGAAGGCGGCCTGGCCGACGAACGGCACGGCGAACGGCTGGACCGCGCCGGCTTGACGCATACGGATGACGCCGCCCACCTCGGTGTTCAGCACGTCGTCCATGTTGACCTGCCCCTCGACCACGCCCACCCGCGGGTGGATGGCGAGCGACAGCGAGTCGAGCATGTTGCGCATGATCGCCGACTTGATCTTCTGCAGGTCGGCGGTCATGTCGAACATGGAGAGCCCGATGAGCGCGTGCGGCTCCGGGTCCGGGCAGAAGAGCGCGAACGGCGAGTGCGAGCACGGCTCGTTCATCACCATCTTGTAGCTCGGGCCGATGGTGCAAATCTTGCGCAGCTCCGAGATGCCGTCCTTGTCGTAGTCGACCCGGATGTAGGCCTCGCAGTAGAGCACGCGCTTGTCGTCCTGCGTGCCGCCCGGGCCATAGGACTGGGCGTAGGGGTTGCGCGCCAGGTACTCGTCGTTCGTGTCGAGCTCGTAGACGCCCATCTGCGCCTCGACCTCATCCTTGTCGTAGCCGAGCGCCACGAGGTCAGAGACGCGCATCATCCGCCGGTGCGCGACCAGGGTAGCGTCCTCGACGGAGCGCGCGCGGCGGTCGATCAGGAACTCCTCGGGCGGGATCGCCTCGATGCGCACCCGGCCGTTCTTGGCCTCGCGCTTGAGCTCGACCGAGTAGATCTGCGGCGCCGGCGGCGGCAGGCCCGTCATCGGGTCCACCACCGGCGCGCCCGTCATCGGGTCCACCGGCGGCTGGTACGACGGGTCGTCCATCGACGAGATGGCGCTACCCACCACGTCCGGCTCCGAGAGCAGCACCGTCAGCGCCGAGTCATCGAGCCCGGTGAAATACTCGGTCTTGACCTCGACCCGCTCCTCCCAGACGTACTTGGCGATGCCGAGCGCGCCGCGCAGGGCGTCCTTGAAGACCGAGTAGCAGACCAGAAAGCCGTTGTTGTCGTTCTGGAAGATATGGTTGATGTAGTCGGTCGCCTGCTCGGCGGACGCCACGTCTTCCGGGTTGCGCGGCGCGAACTGGACAATCTTCTTCGAGCCGAAAAAGACCTTCATCAGCGACGGCATGATGCCGTTGATGGTGTCGCGCACGTCGGTCGAGACGACCTGCGATCGCCCCTCCTCCTCGTTGCCGAAGGGCTCGCCGCGGTAGTACTGGATGGCGCGCGCGCGGACCGGGGAGAGTTCCGCGTCGATAAACGAGGTGGCGTCGGTCAGCTCGCCGCCGACCAGCGCCTCGAGGTCGGCGTCGTCCATTGGCTCCACGAGCCCAAGGGACTGCTCGCTCTGCTCGATCAGGGACCCGTTTTCGCCATACATGGAATCGCCACCCGTGCCGGTTCTAGCCTATTCCCATTTTCAGGCCAAAAGGGCGCCAACCTCGGCCGGCGTGAGCCGCACTAGCCACGCCTCGCGGTCCTTCACCCCGAACGAAAGCACGAACCCGCCGCCGTGCTCGGCGAGGCCGGCGCAGAATTCGACCTGCGCGCCGCGGAAGTAAAACTCCCGCCCGGCGTGCGCCGGCATCAGCTTGTCGTCGTAGCGCACGAAGCGGTGCGCGTAATACACCCGCCCGCGCTCCTTGCGCCGCTGGTGAACCACCCCGACCCAGGCGTCGCCGTGGCGGATGATCTGCGAGCCGCCGGACCAGCCGCCAAGCTCAGGGAACGACTCGAAGCAGAGTTTCTCCCGCGCCGGCAGCAGCTGGTACGACTCGGCCGGGTGGTGCGAGTACACGAACGAGAGCCGGTCGCCGTCGGCGCGCGGCATCCAGTTCTTTTCCATCTCCCGCGCGTGCGGGCTGTGCAGGAACTCGAGCTCATCGACCAGACACCCGTCCAGGGCGCAGAGCGCCATCGTCGTGCGCACCCGGGGGCCGTGGTGCAGCCCCGATGCCGTAAAGCGCCACCGGCCGCGGTACCAGAACAGCCGCCCGTCCTCGAGGCCGTCACGGCACGGCAGCCGCGAGATTCGCTGCGAGGCGTCGTCCACGCGCTCGACCCGCGCCAGCGTCAAGTCATCGCCAAGGTCGGCGATGTAGTTGACCGTATCCGGCCCCGGGTCGTCCCGGAACCAGATTCCGTCCGTCTCGCCGAGCTCGTAGTTCACGGCGCGGATGAGGCACCGCAATTCCCCGCCCGGGCCGACGGCCACCGACGGGTTACACGGCAGCATCGGCGCGCACGGCACCTCAAGGCGCACGAAGCGCCCCGCCGGCAGCCGCTCCGATAGGACTAGGCTACCTTCTTCCCGAAGGGCGGCGGCGGCGCACCCTTCCCGCCACCCTTCGGCGGCTCCGGGGGCTGCGGCTTCTCGGGGCCCTTCTTGTCGAGCCGGCGCTGGAACCGCGCCACGTCGCTTGGCTTTAGCATTCACGGGTACCTCACATGTGGATGGTCGATGGCATCGGCACCGCAAGGTCCTGCGTTGCCTGGGAGACCAATGGCGGGACCGCCGTCAGCACCCGCAGGTGCGGCAGCGCGTACCACTCGAGCAGGATGTCCACCGGCGTGTTCGCGGGCTTGGTGTACATCTGCAGCGTCGGGATCGCGCGTCGGCGGTGCCAGATCGCGGCCGTACACAGCGGGTACTTGATCTCCCACAGGCTCGCCGACTCCTTCTTCGCCGGCTTCTGGTCCGTGCAGCACGAGTTCAAGTACACCAGGTCGCACCACTCGGGCACCTCGGCGCGCATCTGCGCCCAGCGCTCGGCAAAGTTATCCGGCAGGATGAAGTCATCCTCGAAGATCACGAACTCCTCGTGCCCCTCGCGCCACGCAATCTGCCAGGCGATATGCCACGACAAGACCAGGCACGTCGCGCCGCGGGTCACGAAATAGTCCGAGTGCATCGGGATCTCGGACTTCACCTGCATCGTCTTGCCGAAGATGCCGTAGATGAAATCCAACTCGATGCCGGCCTTCGCGGCCTGCGCGCGGGCGTGCTCGGTGCGCTCCGGGGTCTCGGAGAGCGTGATGCAGTAGTATTTCATCCGAAAAGCCCCGCTCTATCTTTGGCCGCACCAATCCGCGCCTCGGCTATCTTCACATACTCCGAGTCGCGCTCGATGCCGATGAAGTCAAAGCCCTCTAGCATCGCGGCTTTACCCGTTGAACCTGACCCCATGAACGGGTCGAGGACGGTGCCGCCCGGTGGAGTGACGAGGCGGCAGAGGTAGCGCATCAGGGCGGTGGGCTTTACGGTGGGGTGGTTATTGGCGCGTTTTGGCAGCGGGTTTCCGTCCAGCCGCTCTCCTTCGCCGCTTTGCTGTACGCTGCCGCTGCACATATTAGAAACGGTCGGTTTTTCCTCAAACCCCTTCAGCCCCTCGTCCCTGTCCCGCTTGCTCGCCTTCGCGCAGTAGAAGAAGCGGGCGGCGTCGTTTAGCAGCCTCGCCACCTCCTCGCTGCCGTCGTGTATCAGGTTGGCGGGCCAGCGGCCGGGAGAAGTGAGCGATTGGCATGGGCCGCGATTCTTGGCACCGTGAAAGCCCATGCCTCGGCCATGCTCCCATCTCAACGGCTCGTCACCTACAGCAGAACCCACCCTGCACCCATCCACATTCAGCGCACCCGTGCCGTGCGCCAAGACATTCTCGGCTACCGTGCCGATCAGCGGCTTGCGGGCCACGGTGATAGGCTCCAGCGCGGGTTTGAGAGCGGTACCCCATCCGGCCCATTGGAGGGCGGCTTCGGTGGCGGGGGCGGTGATGTCGTGCTGTTTGGCGGTGTTGGGGATACCGTGCAAATCGGCCCATGACCCGCCGCTCATGTCTCGCGAGACGGTGTATTGGCCCACAACCTCACGCTCCGCTCCAGCCGCCTTGTCAATCGCCTTCGATACATCCAGCGACTTCGGAAACCCCGACCCATAAACCCACGCGATCATGTCGCGTATCTCAAACCCCGCATCCTCAATCCGTACCGCCATCCGATGCTGCGTCCGCGTACCGGCAAAGGCGAGAAGATGCCCGCCCGGTTTTAACACCCGCAGGCACTCGCGCCATATCGCCTCGCTTGGTACATCGTAATCCCATTTCTTGCCCATGAAGGCGAGGCCATAGGGCGGGTCGGTCACGATGGCGTCAACGGAATCGGCGGGCATGGTTTTAAGTACATCCAAGCAGTCGCCGGTGCGGATTTCCATTACTCGATTCCCTCCACGCCGCGGTCCTTGCCAAATGCAAACTTGCCCGAGCGGCGCACGACAGAGCGGTGCAGGAAGTGCGCGTCGCAGAACTCGTCCACCGCGCGCGTCACGCCGGGCCACGCCTGGTAGTCATCGCCGAACAAAATCCCGCCCTGGCGCAAGAGCGGCCAGTAGTTTGCTAGGTCCGCCTTGCAATCCTCGTAGTCGTGCGAGCCGTCGATGTAGATCACGTCCGCCACAATATTTTTTTCGGCCACCACCCGCGCCGCGATCGTCGCCGGCAGGGGGAGGGGGGTCACGCGCTCGGTCAGCTCAAGGTGCGCCATGTTCGACAGGAACAGCTCGTGCAGCCGTGGGTAGCCCGCGTGCAGCCGCAGCGCCTCGTGCAGCCAGCGATTGTCCCCGTCGTGGCGCGCGTAGTTCTCGTGCGACCCGAGCCAGGTGTCGATGCACAAGAGCCGCGCGTCGAGCCCCAGGCGCTTGCAAATCGCCATCATGTTCGCCGCCGAGCGCCCCTTCCACGAGCCCACCTCGATGATGGTCAGGGGGCGCACCGCCGCCAAGACCTGCTCGAACATCGGGTCGTCCGACCCCCAGCCCTGCAGGTCGTGCTCGACTATCTTCGCGCCCGAGTACGGGTCCACCAAAAAGAAATCCCGCCAGTTCATACCA